AACCAATCCCGTAAATATTTTTTTTTGTATATTTGTGATAATTAATTAATAGACAATTTTTATGTCATGATTCTATCAGAAAAAACAAAACTAACATTTACTATTGGAAACCTTATAACTTTAGTAACAACAGTTTTTTTTATTGCAGGCGTATGGTATCACCTAGACGCACAGATAGAAGAAGCAAAGACTCTACCCAAACAAAAGAATGATAAGATTGTAAGAGAAACAATCATCCATATGGATGCCAATATGCAATATATCAAAGAAGAAATAATTGAGATAAAAGAACGTCTCAATCAAATGGAGGAAAGGCTTTACGAACTTAAAAGATAATATGACTTTAATTGATAAGATTACCTTGGCTAAGGTACAAGAAGTATTTGCAGAAAAAAAATATGCATTCTTTACCAAAGGAAACTATAACTTAAATATAATAGGAGTAAGAAGCCCCATCAAGGAAGCAAATAGCTTTGATGATTATATGCTTGTTATATATAAGAAGTTTGATAAGTGGGTGATTGATGAGTTTGTTATTACTACTGATGCAGGATTGTATTGGTTGGAGCATCCAATGAATAAAAAGGGAACCGCACTACTTGTTCCTAATCAGTATAGAAGCACATACAAGATTGATGGGCATGGAACCACAAGGTACGAAGCTCTCTGTCAAAGACTTGGTGAGGTAGAGGTGTATCGTGATAACAACAAAGATCAAATACTTAACTTTGACGATGTGACAAAAGAGTGGGGGATGTTTGGAATAAACATTCATAGATCCCACCCTTATCATGAGAAAGAAAACGTAGATAAGTACAGCGCGGGGTGTCAGGTCTTTCAGTCTATATATCAATACAATGATTTTTTAGCATTGTGCAATACATCATCACGACTGTATGGCAATAGCTTTACCTATACCCTTCTTTTAGAAAGTGATTTATTATAATTAAATTTCGTTATCTTTGTAAAAAGATAATATAATGAAATTAAATAAAGAAGAACTTGAACGACTTCAACAATTAAACAACTCGTTTAATAAATTAAAAATAGCTTTAGGAGATCTTGAGATCAAAAGGCATTCAATGTTAACTGAGCTTGATGGACTCAAAGCTATGTTTAGTTCAGAGGAGAAAAAATTTATTGATAAATATGGATCCGACTCTGTTATTAATTTACAAACAGGTACGGTGACTAAAAAAGAAACCAATGTCAAAGATTGAATCATACGCAAATGCAGGAACCCCAACCCTAAGCGATAAACTAATTGGAACTGAGGTTGGAGCAACACCTGCTAATGCAACCAAAAACTTTACAACAGGTCAGCTACTAACATTATTTAATGCTAATGCTGTGCCTGCAAGTGCAGTAGCAACAGGAACAGCAGGTATGATAGCTGCAGATGCTACTCACTTATATATCTGTGTAGCTACTAATACATGGAAAAGAGTAGCTATATCTACATTTTAAAATATGGATATTAGAAAGATCTCAGTTGGTCCTGACTACAAGTCGGGAGCTATGCACTATCTTGTAGGGCAGGAAGTGCTTAACGGGTCTTACCGTATTCATTTAATACAAGTAGATAGAAACAAGAACTCATTTAAAATTTGGATAATAAAGGACAAAGAAGTAGTTTTATGGAAAGAGTTTACTTCTGATGTTCCTGTATCAATAGAGTATAACATAAACTTTTAATTATGAAAACACGAATAGTATCAAATTATGTAACAACTATTATTGGGTTGTTAATCATGGCATTTTGCCTAGTAATGATTTACACAGAGAAAGCAGACAGTACTGATATGAGTGGATGGCTAGCAGTATCTTTGTTATTCTTACGATCTAAAGATTCTTTAATTGCTCTACCTAAAGATGGAGAAAAATAAAGATGACATACTTACTATACGCAATATAATAATAGCGATATTAATTATCTTGTTATGCATGAGTGGATGCTCTGCAATAAGAAGTTACAATAAACTTAAAGACTACGAAAAGCAAATTGAAAAGTTTCAGCTACACGAACAGGAGTTTGAACTTATACAAGATAATAACGGTAAGTTAATTGCTCAACAAGAGCAAGTGATATTAACACAAAAACAGGCTATCAGCAACGGATTGATAGCCTATGTTGATTTAAAGAATATACAAAGTCAAGTAAGGGTTAGGACTGTAACCAAGCTAGACAGTGTATTCATTCCTTTTATTAAGGATAGTCTTGTTACACAACATGACACAATTTATATAGATACTAATCAGCACATTGCAGATTTAACTACTCCCAAACAATTTAAAATATCAAGAGAGTTTTTTAATATAGGCGGACACATCAAACCGTTTGGAGTGGTATTAGATAGCTTAAATATATTTAATCAAACCAATGTAAGCGTTGGTATGAAGTCGCAAGGTTTTTTTAAAAAACCATTACCTGTAGTAAAGGTGGAGCATTCTAATCCTTATATTAAAACAGTAGGATTAAGCAACGTAATAATAAAAGATGAAAAGAAGTTCTATGATCGAAAATTATTTTGGTTCGGATTAGGACTTGTTAGTGGTGTTACAACTACTATTTTTATAACTAAATAAAATCAAATGCAATCACCGGACAGGTTTATAGTTCGTCCTATAAAAGGGAAGAGGTATAACAACACTAAAGATATTGGAGGACTAGACTTTATTACTAGCACCTCTGAAGAAGATTTTAAGTTTTCTAATAGAGAGGCTGAAGTAATATCACTACCATTAGATTACAAAGGCGATATAGAAACAGGAGATACATTACTTGTTCATCACAATGTCTTTAAGTTTTATAACGACATGAAAGGCAGGAGGCAAAGTGGTAGAAGTTTTTTTAAGGATGATTTATTCTTTATTGAAGACGAGCAATTCTATATGTATAAAAAGAATGGTAAGTGGAAAGCTCATGGAAGGAATTGTTTTGTAAAACCATCTGCAGTTAAGAAAAGCTTTATAGATAAGCCCGGTGAGTATGAGCCTTTAATAGGAACAGTGAAATATATTAATGAAGAGTTAATAAAGTTAGGAGTAAAAGAAGGAGATGAAATTTCATTTCAACCTGAAAGTGAATATGAGTTTAGGGTAGATGATGAGATTTTATATAGGATGTTTACAAATAACATTACATTTATAGTATAATGGAATCAAATCAACTTAAATTAAAAATAATAGAGGCAGGTAAGAAAGCGGTAAAGGAATTGATAAAGGTTGCACAGGAAGAAATAATTAAACCTGATCCTGAAGATGAGCTTGCTGCAGATAGATTAAAGAACGCTGCAGCTACAAAGAAACTAGCTATTATAGATGCGTTTGATATACTAAAGCGTATAGACGAAGAGAAAGAAAAATTAGATTACGAGAGTACAGGAACAAAACGAACCGATACAAAACAAGGATTTGCAGAGCGAAGATCAAAATAGTTTATACAGAGTAGTAAAGGATTATATCCCTGCTAAAAAAATAGCTCGTTACAACAAGCTAAAGAAGTGGAGCTATGGATACAATAAAGACTATGATGTAGTTGTTATTTCTAATAACGGAACTATTGGAGATATTATTTGTATAAGCGGTTTATATGTAGCTTTACCCTCTGCTCCTGACAAAGTAAATTCAAGAAGTAAAAAAACAAGCGAACAGTATTGGGAGAGAAAAGATTATGATCGTAGCTTGAGCAGAATCAATTCTATATTTCAATGGAATGAAATGCCAAGAGACTTTAAAGACAAGTGGGTAGACTACATTGAAGAAGAGTTTGACAGTAGAGACTACGGGCATTGGTTTAAAAACAATGGAACACCTACCTATATTACAGGAGCACACTATATGTATTTACAGTGGACCAAGATTGATATAGGGTATCCTGACTACCGAGAAGCTAATAGAATATTCTTTATTTATTGGGAGGCTTGTAAGGCTGATAAGAGATGCTTTGGCATGATATACTTAAAGATAAGGCGTTCAGGTTTTTCATTCATGGGTTCAGCAGAAGCTGTCAATACAGCAACTATTGCAAGAGACTCAAGAGTAGGTATCTTATCAAAGACAGGTTCAGATGCAAAGAAGATGTTTACAGACAAGGTAGTTCCTATATCTC